GTGTATTTTCTCTTTTGGATTGGGAGATACAGAGGACACAAGTAAGAAGCGATCATCTTATATCAACACACCATCTTTTCGATGGGGAAGTGTTGAGTGATTCGCTCTCTGATATTTTTTCTTTCTTCTCCGAGAAAAAATAAAGATTAACATTAAGGATAGGCTTATTAAGTTACATTTTTTATAAAAAAGGTTAAATGAATTTCTTATCGACTCAACCTGCTAGAAATCGTAATAGAAGCTCATTTATAGCAATTTCAACCTTGCCATTTATGCCCAGCAACGGGCGCTCAGCATATTTTACTATCGGGCCGCGACGGCTTACCCGGTCCCGCAGGCCATAATGATGGATGCGGGCCAGCTTCTGAACCCACGGCACAAAGACAACATCAGCGGAGTCTGCATTCGCCTGCACCTTCAGATACTTCGCTGTTTTCAGCTTCGCAAACATGCCGCGACGGATGCGGCCCTTTTTGCTGCGTGCGCTGACGCGGCGCGGCTCCCATGAGGTGCCGTCAGGCGAGCGCTGCGCGGTGATGTTTGCCTGCTGAATGCGGCGCACGTCGCGTGCCATCTCGCGCAGCATCTTTTTCCGGGCTGCAGGCTCCAGCTGTGAGAGCAGCGCCGCCAGCCAGGCATCGACTTCATGCAGCTCAGCCATGCTTCACCGTCCAGACTTCCTCCGGCGCGTCAGGCTCCGGCACCGCCTCAATGTGTGCCTTCCCGTCCTCAACCGTTGCTATCACGCGCTCGGTCAGCTTCAGGTCCATGCTGATGTCACAGCGGTCATTCGCCAGAATATCGACCTCAAACGAAAACAGCTTTTCGCGCGCCTCACTGTTCTGCAACGCGTCGGGCTGGTTTTCCCGCAGCCATAAAAGCACCGGGGCCATCAGCAGGTTCTGATCGCCGGTGAAGTCGGTGATCACCACGTTCAGGGTGTAGCGGTACTCCCACGACAGGGACGCGGCGGACGTGGCGACCAGCTGGCCGCTGTCCACGAACAGGTGCAGGCGGTCCGGGTTTTCGGCAACGTAGGGGACCGACTTATTCAGGGCGCTGCGTAAGGACTGCGGCTTGTTCATCGTCTTTTTCCTGACAGCTGATGATGGTATCGACCTTACCGGCACATGCCGCCCAGGCGGCCTCCGTTTCGTCCAGCAGGGCCAGGAGGTCGCCGTTAGTGCGCGGCGCTGCCGGATCCAGCTGGCAGCGGGTGATTTTCGGACAGCCACTCACGGTAAGATTCATCTCCTGCGAGGGCCGGTCGCTGGCGCAGCCGGATAACAGGATCAGGCAAAGCGGTATCACTCCAGCGGCGCAGGTCTTCATTTTCACGTTTCAGCTCCTCAATTTTTCGCTGCCGGTCGCGCAGCAGCTGGCCGTTGCGTTCGGCGGCGGCGTAAAGCTGCGTCTGCGCCTGGCTGCTGGTCTGCGTCAGAATGTTCAGGGCAATCAGCTGGCTGTTTTTCTGGCTCAGCTTTTTGCCCTGGCCCTCAATGGTGGTCTGCTGCGCATCAATCCTGCCGTGGGCGCTGCTCAGCCGGTAAGACTGCACGCCGGTGACAAGCAGCAGGATCAGCACGATAACTGCCAGTGCGCGCGTCATGCCGCAGCCTGCTTAAGCTCTGGCCTGATCATCCAGCGATAAAACAAGGCGTTCAGGCTCATGAGCACCGTCAGCTGCCATCCCGCTGTCCACATCACCACTGCGATAACTACGCGGTGATACCACCTGAGCGGCACGCGGTCAGCCAGCTGCGCAAACCTCAGCAGCCAGGCAAATACCCGTTTACGCTCCCCGCCGGTAAAAGCTGCAGCGCAGCACAGCCCGGAAAAACCGATGAAAGCCCATGCGATAAACTCCGCCCAAAGCAGCGCCGCCAGCGGATAGCCCGCAAAGCTGCCGTGACTGATGCTGACCAGCGTCAGCAGGACGGTGAGTAACGCCGTAAACCACCATTTTTTAAACAGCTGCATTTCAGACTCCTTTTAGGCACCAGGCCAGCTCTCGCCCGCGCCGGTTATCCAGCCCCTGATTGAATACGCCTTTCACGTACACCCAGCTCGGCAGCTGATAACACGCCTCGCGCCACTGGCCCTTTTTCAGCAACGCCACCATCGTAGAGCCGCAGACGTTGCCGGTGCCGACGTTGAACGCCAGCGACACCAGCGCGTCATAAACCTGCTGCGGCATGGAGACCGCCACGCAGCGCGCCAGTGCCGCCTCAATGCGTAACACGTTGGTGATGAAATTCCCCGCCGCCTGCCGTTCCGTGATGGACTTACCCGGCACCACGCCGGAGGTGTTGCCGATCCCGTCGGTCCACTTCCCCGCGCTGCACTGGTACGGCTGCAGGCGGCAGCCCTCATAATCGGCAATGAGCCGCAGCCCCTCCACGGAGGTGTGCAGCTGCTGAAAACCGGGCAGCGTGGCGGCCAGTGCCAGTACCACGCCCACGGCGCAGCGCTTAACGATCTGCAGATTCATAATCACCCCGCGTGATGCGCCCGCTCAGCAGCAGCTGATAGGTTTTGTGTTTGTAGTACCAGCTGATAAGCGCCATCAGCAGGCCGATGAATACCCCGGCCACGGTGGACATGTCCTTCAGGTCCATGCCGCCCAGCCACGCCATCACTACCGCCATGCACCAGGTGATAAAGGTGCTGATTTTTTCCCACATGATTCAGTCCCAAAGCTTGACGGCCTGCACGGTGGCCGTCGCTGTCACGTCCGGCAACTCCACCTCCAGCCCGTGCGGTAAGAGGGGGCCGTGCTCCGCCAGCCCCGGATTTGCCTGCATTACCTGTTCCGTCATCCCCTGCGTGCGCCCGTAGTGACGCCAGCAGAGTGCGTCCACCGTGTCATACTGCTGCGCGCGCACTTTCATCAGATAAGCTCCACGGTGCAGTGCGGCATGTCCTGCACGCGGCTGATAGCCCAGCGCGCATCGCGCCACAGGTCGCCGCTGGCATCATTCAGTTCTTCGCCGCGCTTAACCGCTGTCGCGGTGGCGTCAAAATCCTGATAGCGCTCGTTCAGCACCGCGCGCGTCCAGCACCACACCGCATTCATGTAGTGATGCAGGCGCACGCTCTCACCGGCCAGCTTCTCCGCAGGAACGTCGGCCAGGCCGTTATGACCGGCAAGCTCCTGCCGCTCACGCCACGGATAAAGCTCCGCGTTAACTTCTGCCATTGCGGTCAGCACCACCTGACGCAGACGCTCCGGCGTCACGGTGCCGTCAACGCGCATGACGCTGCGGAACTTCGCCAGATCAACGTCCGGCCAGAATGAGTTATTGGGGATGATGTCCGGCGCTGCTGTCGCCTTCTGTGGCGCGATAAATTCCATTGCTCTGTTACTCCTGAATAGGTGGGCGGTGGACGGGGTTTTGATGCGGCGCTGCCTGTCGCCACCCCGTGCCGCCCCGCGCGTGGGCACGTCCGGTTATCAGCGGGCGTTACGGTTCTTCCGCTCCAGCTGCTCAATGTCTTTTTTAACGCCGCACTTTTCGTCCAGCTGCAGGGCGCGCTTCAGATGGTTCAGCGCGGACGCAGGGCTGCTTTCCGTCAGCACCCAGCCGATGGACTTATGCAGACGGGCGCGCGACTGATCGGGCATGTCGTGTGCGTCGACCACCTCCAGCGCCTCCAGCAGCAGGGCCGGGTCAAAAGGCGTCTTTGCCAGGATGGCGGCCTTTGCCGCATCGGCAATTTCTTCGGCCAGCACCGTCGCCGTGGTGCGGCTTCCCAGCGGCATGGCCCAGCCGTGTTTCAGCGCGTGGCGGCCAATTGCGAGCGCACCGGTATAGTCACCGGCGTCAACGCGCCACAGCATCACGTACATCAGCACGTCGTCCTGCTGCGCGCCGTCCGCACTCAGCACGCCCTCAGCCCAGGCGGCGTACTTCGGCAGCACCTCCACCTTGATTTCGGCCTTTCGGACGTTGGACTGAATGCCCTTGAGGCGGCGGCGGTCTTCGTTAAGCTGCAGCAGCATCAGGTCATATCCCTTTGTGCTGCGGCCACTGCCGCCCGACCGGGCGGCCTCCTGTGCCTGAATAAAGCGCGTATGCGCGCGGAAAGGATTGGTCACGGGTTACGCTCCGGCGTTCTGGTCAGCGCCAGCGCTGCCGGTTGAGTCACCCGCGCCGCTCATGGACTTCACCACGCTGGCCGCCACGGCGGCGATGCGTGCGATTTCCGCTTCGCTCATTTCGCCCGGCTCTTTCTCCGGCTCCTGCTCCAGCAGCTCGATGTTTTCCACCAGGCAGGTGCAGTCGTAGTCCTCAACCACGTAAGCCTCGTTGACCGACTCAAGGTTTTCGATGCGGTCACGTTTCGGGTTGTCGATGATCGAGCGGCGGCGGGTTTCTTCCTGCCAGTAGATGGACAGGTTATCCAGGCGGGTGATCAGCAGCGCATTCGCCGGGAAGTACGGGGCGCGGACCGCCTGCAGGCCGCCGATGCGCTTCTGGCTGATGATCAGATCAGCGGCCAGCGCTTCGGTGTTGGGCTGGCTCTGATTGACCAGCGGGAAATACTTGTCAGCCAGCAGCTGGCGTCCGCAGATAACCACCAGTTCGGTGTCGTCCTGATACTGCACGCCGATTTTTTCCGACACCGCGCCCATCACAACCGCGTCCAGGTTACGGAACAGGCCGTTTTTACCCACGGTGATTTTTTCCGACACCACTTTGCCGTCTTCACCGATGTGCTGACCCAGCACCTGCGCCGGTTTTTCCTGGCGGATTTTTTCCAGCCAGCCGATATTCACGTCCTGCAGCAGCGGGTTCTGCACGCGGTTGGAGGTTTTCTCACGCTTCAGGCCGTTGAAGCCGATCATGATGCGGTCCAGCGCCTGACGCTTCACGATGGCGTCACGGATGCGCACCTGGAAATCGCTGAACTTCGCCCACATGTCCAGCTTTGAATAAGGCAGCGCGGTGTCAAAGTTGGTCTGCGTGCATTTGTAGCCGTCGCCGTCGATGTAGGTCGGATCGGTCGGCTCGCGCTCTTTCTGGGTGGTATCGGTGGTGCCTGCAATAGTGGTGCCGATCCCCAGCCCCAGCCGTTCGCCGCTCTGCTCACTGACCGGCATGATGTTGATGGCCTGCAGGAACGCGGACGACTCCTGAATTTTGCTTTCCAGCGTCTGCGACACGGACGGCTCGATGGTGAATTTGCTGTTCAGCGCGGACAGGTCAATCTTGTTGATTTCTGCCAGCACCGACATGTAAGCATTCAGCTTAAAACGGG